ACATCAGTAATTAATCTGAAGTGAGCCATTTCATAGTTGTCAAAATATATTTTATTATCTTGTTTGTTAGAAGAATAGTTACCTTGTCCTGTTACCCCATAATATCCTGTTCCACCTGCGTATCCATCAGCACTAAAAGCAAATCTTACTTCAGCTGGGTTTTTAGGATCATAATTTTCTTCACGAGCAATATGATAAGCAGTATAAGGTATAACATTATATACACCAAATTTTTCAGCTATTTCTAACTTTAAGAAAAAATCACCATACTTACACATTTGGCGGATCCAAGACCATAAATTAAACTCAATATTTAATACATCATAGAATAAGTTGTATAATATTTTTTGTATATCTTCATCGCTACTCTTAATTTGAAGTACTTCACCCATATCATTCTTGAGAGTACATTCGTCTGCGATTATATCCAAAGCAGACGCAATAATAGCGTCAGTATCCATCGCATCATAATCAGAGTAGATTTGAGTACGTAAATACTTCCAGTTAAGATTTAATTGAGCACCATAAAGTGATGTACTATTACTTGCGTAAATACGATTATACCTGTCAACTAAAGAGTTAGTTTGATATTCTCCAGTAGTTTGAATACTGTTAACATCCATTACTTTAAGTTCATTACCTCCAGCATTTCTGATGATAACATCAGTGGAGAATAATCGTCTTAGTCGTGTAAATACACTTGTATCTGCCATTTTATATTAAATTATACGTATAAATATTATAGTAACCAGCTAATGTCCTCAGCTCCTTGTCCAAAATCCATTTTATATGGATTACTATTGTTAAATGATGCTCCATAAACACCTTGTTGGTTTGTTTTAACTACAGTAATGTTACTAAGCATAGCACGAGTTAAATCCATTCCTTGTGTTCTAAATTTAAGAGCTGTGTCCCTTACATACATTGCTGTTCCAAAACTCATAACTAAATCATCATTATATCCTGATTGTGCTTCTGGTCTGCCATTTCTCCAGATAAACACTTTCATTTCTTCTAATAATCGTTTAGATTGTATAACAACACTTTTATCTCCAATGTACTCTCTAAATTTATTAATTACAAGTGGTCTTGTTTTTAAAGACATTGTAAATCCAGGTGTCATTCTTGACGGATCATCATACTTATCTAAATAAGAATCAGCATTTATTGCTTCAGTTTTTGGAGAGTGATATAAATTTCTATATCCTCTTTCCTGTATTGACTCAATTGTTGACCATCCTATGTTAGCATTTTCAACAACTAACAACGCTTCATTATATTCTGTTGCTATTGCTACTAACAAATAACCAAATTCTTTAGGTGATAATTGTCCTTTATATTCACCTACTTGAGTATTTGTTTCAATATCTATAATATGAAACGCTGAAAAGTCTTTACCATCTCCTCGAGCAACATCGGCTACAACCATATAACTACGGCTATAATCTGCTGGTTCCCATATCCATAAGTTATGATCGACTCCGCGTCTCTCCAAGGGATCCTTAATATATGTTTGAGAAATAAAGTCTATATACTCAGGATAGAATACTACATCACCTGATGTGCTAAAATCACAGTCACATTCTTGTGCTGCCATTCTAGGGTCACCTAACAATTCATCTTGTCGTTTTCTCCATTCCTCATCTCGTTCAGGATGAACATACCATGGTAATTTAATAGGTAAAAATTGGTTTTCACCTGCTTCTGCTTTAACCCATGTTTGATGGAACCAATTACCAGTACCATATGGAGTAGATAATACAATTGCTCCTCCTCCAGTGGCTAATGTTTGTTGAGCGGATGCCCAAATCTCACCAATACCATCAATAAATGCGGCCTCATCTATTATCAGCAAAGAAACGGCTTCGGATCGACCTGCATCACCAGCTGCTGATACTGCTTTAACCTGAGAACCATTACTTAGTCGTAATGTTAGTTTATTATTTTCTTCCGCTGTTATTTTTAACCAAGAAGGTAAGTTTTCAAACATAAATTTAACTTTTGTTACCATGTTTTTAGCTGTCTCTTGCTTAGTTGCTATACATAAGATGTTTTTATCTTTATGAAATAACATTAACCATAAAGAATAACCGGCTACTAGGGTAGATATACCTAATTGTCTTGATTTAAGTATTATATCATATGGATTATCTTTCCATAAATTAAGTACTTTATCTTGGAATGGATATAAGTTAAATAATACTCTACCACGTTGTGGATGTTGGATATAGCAGTATTTACGCATAAAGTGCGCCGGGTTAGAGGCGCACTTCAGGTATTCTTCACGAATTATTTGTTTTATGTCTTGACTCATAAGTAACCCTTATTAAGGGAGGTATTATCTGATAACATCAGATATTAATGCTTTAAGATCTTTACCTCCATCTTTAAACAACTTTTTAATTTCTGATTTCTTGATAAGTTGTCTAACAATTTCAATATTTTCTTTTGTTGGGTTTGCTAATTTTTTCTTGATACCTGACTCTAGTTTGTCTAGTCTCTCTTTATCAGCAGGTGATAATGATTTAGCTAATTTAGTTGAACTAAACTCTTTATCTAATTTCTTTAATTCAGCTTTTGAAGGTTCAGCATTAGCTATTTTAGCATCTTTCTTATCATCTTCATCTTCTTTACCATAAGTGTCTTCTACTTCTTCATCTTCATCTTTACCTTTTGCTTCAAAGAAATTTACTGGGTCATCAGCTGTTCCTAATTTTGGATTTTTAGTTGTAGCTCTAGCTTTATTAACTAGTGCTTGTTTAGCTTGTGTATTTAACGCTGCTGGGTTAGGGACATCTATATCTGCTTCACCTAAGATTTCAACAATGTTTTCTTCAATATACTTTTTTAATTCAGATAATTTCATTGTGTTTAGTTTTTGTGTATAAATATCAAAAACCTAGACAAGATTTAACTTGTTTAATTCTTTCCTCAGTAGTACCCGATATGAATGCTAAATTTTTAATTTGATTTAAATTCTCACTTATAGTACCCTTAATAGTTATATCAATTAACTTACGATAATCAGCATCTGTTTCTCTAACTCCATTATCTTCAATATCAACTCCAACAGGTGATACATAGAATATATAATCATATTCCCAAATTAATGGAGCAGCATACTTAGTAAATGCTTCTTTATCATCACTATCAATTGATTGAGCACATTTAGCAAATGACATTACATCAATAATTGTCCTATCAGTAATAACATTTTCTCTCATTAACTCAGAACAACGTTCAGCTAAGAATATTGTTTGTCCTTTTAATGTACTATCAGTATTTAATGGAATACCCAAATCACGTAAATATTTACTACGTTCAGTAGCGAAATAATAATCTTTAAATTCAGGTAATTCCTTTAATGCATTCACTAGTGTAGACTTACCTACACTCATTGTTCCTGTAAATCCTATCTTCATATTAAAATCTTTGTTTAGCTACACCTGATTTATACCATGGTAATCCAACTCCATCTTTTCTAGCCTTCTTATGACTATCTTTAGTATGTTGAACACCATTAATATAATATTCTTCTTTACCTTCTGGTGTAATTAATGCTGGTCCTTCCCAGTTATGTAACTTACCATCTTTGATATGACGTACTGTGCCGTCAGGTGATGTGAATTTCTTTGTTTGTAACGTTTCGTCTACAACTAATGGTTTTACTTCTTTCATGTTATTAATTTATTTATTAAATATAACATCTCTATTCCCAATAGCCAAGTAAGTATTATATATTTTCCAAATAATTTAAAAAATCTTCAAATACTTCTCGTTGTTCATGTTCCGACTTTGTTATAGCTTCACGTAATATAGTTGGAACATCTTGATTAGATTCAACTAACAACAACTTAAATGTATTTAATGTTGACTCAGCTATTAGTAAATCAGCTTGACTATCACCATAATCTTATAAGTCATTTAAGTATAATTGAATGTATTCGTTTAGTTTATTTTTTGAGACTTTCATATATAAGATTTTTTAAACGTTTAAATGCTTCAGTTAATTTTTGTACTTGTAAGTTTAACCACTTTAAACGTTCTCCAAAACGTTTACCTTCCATTGGTTTTTCTGTATTACCATCTGGGATGTATTTAGCTAATGGTTTCATATACTCGCTTCCTGTTAAGAATATAAATTTATCTTTTTCAGGGTTGATACCTGCTGATTTCATTTGCTTAATTGTTTCTTCACCCCATTTTTCTTTCTCATCTTTAGGCATTTCCTTAAGAGTTTTATCGTAAGGTTCTAATTTCTTAGTTAAAGGAACTAAATGATGTTTAGCAGATAAGATATACATTTTATCTGGTTTGAGTGATTTACCATATTCTAATGTTTTTTGGAACATTGGAGAAGCAGAATATAGCTCCTGAGCTGGAGCTGCATGTTTAGTCTTTGATTTGGTACAACTTAAAAGTACTACTTTAGCCATTAATATTGTTTACGTATAAATATTAGGCAAGTGTTATCTCTTTAATTACTTCTTTTTTAGCTAAGTCGTTTATACGATAAATTAAACAAGGCATTAATTGTGGAATTAACTCAGGACATTTATCACTAAAATGTGTTAGTAATGATTCAAATGCCGGAACATATCCTCTATATTGTATTTTTATACCTAATTTTTTAGTATCTAATACTTTTTTAACTAAATTATAATTTTTATTAGGACTTGTTTTACGTAAATCCATAAACATATTATATAAAGCTATAATATAAGGTTTTGATGTCTCAAACTCACAGTTAGCAATAATTTCTTTAGCTACCTCCCAATTACCAGTATCAGTACTTTTTAACATTCCATATAAATTTTGGAATATATCAAAATCAATAATTAATCCTTTATTAATATCTTCATTTACATTTGAATCAAGTACAACTTTTAAATTATGTTTCTTAACATTATCTAATAGATTAATATAAAACTCTAAACTATCAAATGCTTTTTTAGAACCGTGTGATCCTTCAAGTCTAATTCCTCTATGTATTGTAGCTTTATCTTTAATAGTTTGGAAGGCAGGAATTTTAGAATATATAGTATTATATTCATCTATTGATACACAATAATGAGTAATATGTTTTTTTCCTTTTACAGTTATATCATTCCATCTATTGTTATGTGGATTAATATGTTTTTTAAATTTAGGATCTTTTACTAAAACATCTATTGGGAATACTAAATAATCAGTTATATGGTTAGTTAAATATGTTCTTGTAAGACTATCCCATACTGTGATATTATGGTAATGATTCTCAATAAATTCCTTATTAATAATCAGAGTATCTAATTTTTCAAGTTTACGAGCAGTAGTTATATTTAACTTATTTTCTTCAATATAATTTTTAA